TACATGATTGCCGTAAGTAAATGAGTCAGAGTCAGTATCAAAGCCCTTATCACGGGGTCTTTTTTGATTTAGACGGCACATTAGCCGATACCGCACCTGATTTAGTGGCTGCCACCAATCAACTCCTGAGCGCTCGCAATCTTCCTTTGAAGCCTTATGAGCAATTGCGTCCTTGCGCCTCTGCAGGAGCCCGTGGATTGATTGGCGGTGCCTTTGGTATCGATACCAATAAAACCTATGTCGAGCTGCTTGGACAATGGGGAATGCTTATTATGAGTTTTTACTTTGGTGGTCGCACCCTTGAAAAAATCATAGGAATGAAAAATGATAAACAGCCGATCCCTAGATGACCTTATAGCCCCTGCAAAAGAGCGTGTAGAGCGTTTTATTGCTTTGTGCAAGGATAACGGCATAGATTTGCTGGTAACGTCTACATACCGTGATAATGAATCACAACAGGCTTTATATGAACAAGGTAGGACTACAGCTGGAAAGGTGGTTACTAATGCTAAAGCAGGTGATTCTTGGCATAACTGGCGTTGTGCTGTTGATGTCGTACCTATGGTCAACGGCAAGCCTGACTGGGATGGTTCTCACCCTGTATGGGCTAAAGTCGGTGAACTAGGAAAAGAAGCTGGTTTGGAATGGGCTGGAGAATGGCGTACATTCAAAGAATTAGCCCATTTTCAATACACGGGTGGTCTTACCCTTACCGACCTTAAAAACGGGCGTGAAATCGTTTAAAACGGGTTAAATAGCTTAGTTTCTAACAAGACCATTGGTTCAACATCTTGCCAATCGTTGCGGTCTTTTCTGCCATTTACTACAAATTTTAAGTTTTCAAATTGGGTAAATTTTCTATACCAAATTCCATCTTTTGTTTTTAAAACCAAAAAGAACGGTAACTTGGTAAATTCCACCAGCGTTTTGGCAGAAATAAACTTACCCATACTAATAAAATAACCCCCACTCATACGGTCAAACTGGGCTAATTCGTAATTTAAACACTTAATTTCGCAAAACCCAGCAATTTCCTTATTCCGTGTAAAGGTGTAGTCAAGACCGTATTTAATAGGCATCTTGACTACTTCACATTTCCATTTTTCCTCAAGTATAGAAGCAACTCCTCTTTCTACATCAAGGTTTTTTTGGGTTTCGTATAAAGGCCTCAAATTGCGTTACCGTGCATTAAATAATTAGTGCCAAAAATAATAACGCAAATAAAAATAGCCATTAAACCGCCTAAAATGAAATCTCTCATGTCTATCTCCTATTGAAAAATACGGTAACGGGGATTGCAAGTAACTTCTACGGGTACATCACTCATAATGCCGTTAATCTTACGCTTGGCCGTAATGACTACGGGGCGTGTACCAGCTTCCTCACACTCTGTAATACCAAGAATAACTTGAGCACGGGTCATGTGATAAGCCTGTTTATCAGTTTCTAAGCTAACATTCGGTGGGTCAAAGGAAGTGCAAGCGGCCAATGCTAATGGTGCTATTAAAAGTAAGTATTTCATATTAATCCTTGATAAAAAATGTTTTAGGGTAACCTGCAAAAATAGTGTCAGACTTCCATTCGGCAATAATTTCTTCTGCTTTTTCTAATGTTTTGGCACTTGTAGTAGTGCGACCATGCGGAGTATTTACATATACCCAAAACCCACCGTTTTTTTGTGGATCAATGTGGTATGTAGCTAGACCATTAAAAAAGTCTTGGGCGTGAGCGTAAGCGGTATGTGCGGCTGAATCTTCATTAGCAATACGGCTGTTGCGTTGTGCTGTTGTTTCCATTATTTATCCTTTTCTATTTCACTCGCCAATCGAGTAATGCTAGTGTAGTTAAGTTAGCTTAACCCTGTCAACATATTTATCTAAGGAAAACCCTAATATGCAAAAATACAACAGGGCAGTATTTGGCAGTTACTAGCTGTTAGGTGGAAAGCCGCAAAAACCCTAACTTACTGCATCCTACTATGGCGGCTTAACGCCCTAAAAAGTTGGGGTACTTGCTCCGTGATGCTTTCCCCCATAATTACAAATTGTTCTTGATCTGATAGACCCGTAACAAATGCTGAAAACACTCCCAACTCTTTTGAAGCTGGGGTTCTTCTACTTCTATTAATTTTACTTGATTAGTCGTGCCATTAACAAATACGATAGCACACCGGGCAGTAGGCAAGCCTAGTCCTTCGCGATAGGCCGCTAACTGCATTTCATGTTCAAAATATACATCAACTTTATCCAAGTCAGTATCTTTTGTTTTAAAGTCAACAATGAACCCAGTACCCTGCCCGTTGATTGGTTTAGCCATTAAATCGCATTTGCCACCGTACCCTAGGTGATGCCCAAATGAACGTTCTGCAAGCCACGGTTGGTCACCAAACGCATCTTTAAGGGCCTTATCAATCGCATCAAGATAAGCTGGCTTTTCAGGCAAATACATTTGTTCAAAATAACCTTCAATAACCGCATGAATAGAACTGCCACGCTCTGCCGCTGACCTAGAATGTTGTTTTGATAATTCCAAAATCCTTTTAAAGTATTCTTCTTGGGATTCCGTATCAAGTCTTGGAAAATTGATTGTGGCTTTTATGGCTTCTTGCTGGAAGTATGAATTAAGGCCTGCTTTTGATAGCTGTCCGTTAATTGTCGTAACACTTGGCAAAAGTCCGTCTTTTCGTGCATCGCGAAGCGTTGTTGCCCGCTCGCCAGTTTTGCCGATGGTTGTATAGGCTGGAGTGCCGTCTTTAGTGTACCAATGACCATTTGGTTCTACCTTTTCTTTAACTATCATATTAAATTTATTTCCTTGTGTCGTTGTTTATGGCACGGTTGGCACAACCATACGATTTCCAAGGGAAAGTCATAGGATTCGTGATGTGCAAGAGTTTTCTCAGAAGAACACCGTGAGCATGACTGCTGAACAAGACTCCCGTTGCGGATAGCTCTTGCAACTGCGTTATGACATTTTGTGCGTCTTGCATCTGTTTCTCGCCACATTTTTGTTTGCTCTTTTTGGAGTGCAATTCTGTGTGGTTCTTTTGCTCTTTTTCTGTCATATTCTCTGACCTTTTCTAAATTTTCTGCCCTATGTTTATTTGCATCTTTTTTAGTACAACTTTTACATTTATTTAAAAGCCCGTCAGCCATTGCTGGGTGTTTATAAAACTCCGTTAATGGTTTGACGGTGTTGCATTTAAAACAAGTTTTCATGGCAATCTCCTTTATGCCATTATACCCATTCTAAATTAAAAAGGAATATCCCCGATCTCATCATCTTCAGTCTTTGGCTCACTTGCATCTCTAGCTTTTTGACCACGCCATTCAGAAGATTCGGTGATCTTCTCTTTGTAATACTTTGGCAGGGAATCGTACTTAGCTTGGTCAAACTCAGCTAACCAAAAATGCAAGCAAGGGTTGATTCCGTCAGGCTGGGCGTTACGCAACGCTGACGGTACAGGGCTAATACCACTAATATTGGCGTACTTGCCATCTTCTGAGTGGGTAATATTGACCATGCAAAACTTGTCTAGCAGGTTACGCAAATCAAACTTCTTGCGATCTTCTGCGGTCATTTTCTTGTTAGACCATGCTTCTAGATCTTGACGCAATCTAGCTTGGTCACCAAGGCTGACTGTATAACGCTTAGACACAATCAAAGGTTTACCGTCATCTGTCTTTAGCGGCAAGCCTGCATCATCGTCACCGTGCAGTTCCCAAGTCAATACAACCTTGTGCATGATCTTGGTTTCGCCAGCCCATTCGGTAGCTTGATGCCCTAGGTCAATGACCGAGTACAAACGAGCCATGTGTAACCCTGCTGGGGCTATTTTAAATTCTTTACTGTTATCTGAAATAATCATTGTTTGCTCCTAAAAATAGTTGAAAAGTCATTAAAGACTGCTTGTAATACAGGGTTTTTTTGTACTGGTGATGGCAAGCCACACGCATAGCGTAGGTCACCTATTTCATCTGCTGTAATAAATACCCCATCCTCGAGGTCTTTAAAGATGCGTTCCAAATGTTGTTGGAAGCTGTGAAAATCTTGATCTTGCTCACTCATACGAGTTCTCCTTTATTAACACGGCATATACCGTATTTAGATATTAAGCCAACTTAAAACATAAAGCAACAGTTTATTTGCAAATTGTTGTAAAAATGTTAAGATAGCTTATGGATAAAATTACATCAACAGCAATGATTCGACTTTTAGGCGGTTGTACACGGGTATCCAAAATAGTCAATGTATCCGTTCCAGCCGTATCTATGTGGCAAAACGGGGATATTCCTTACGATAAATTGGTTATTTTGGCGGCAACCCTTGAAAAAGAATCACATGGCTTGGTAACCCGTAAAAACCTGTTTCCCAATAATTACAAGCTAATATGGCCTGAGTTGGAATAGTGCTATACTGTGCTGGCAGAGTGATGTCTGTTTAGTAAGTGGCTCTATACACAAGACCCTTTTGGGTTGTTCTGAGTGTTTAGTAAATGATATAGAGCCATTTATTAAGCAACATCACCTTAGAGCAACCCAAAGGGGTTTTTCTATTTCTGCCACCCGAAACGACAGGGTGTTAGAAAAAGTCGGGGATGGGCTAGAGGCCGATGGAGATTCAGCATCGGAGCGAGGGTCGACACCTGCGATAGCCGCCAAGATACTGGGTCAAGCCAGCTTGGGTAGAGTCGTTACTCGATACATCTCTTGACAGTATCGCCACTTGTGGCGTTGGTCGTTCTATGGATAAAAAACAAGCTTGCAACAATAAGTTATACATTAGTTATACCTACCGACTTTATGTAACATATATAACCCATAGGTTATAACTTTTGTACAAAATATAACTCTTAGGGTTTATCCCTATATAATTAATTATTAAGTAAACTTAACCTACAGCCTTTACGGGGGATTTATGACTACATTTACAACTGAAGATAGGCTTAATGCGTATAGTCATTACAAGATTTATGACGAAAATGGCGAATTAATGCGTACAGTAAAGACTAAGCACGAAGCTGTACACCTTACTCAGACTTATACCGATTGGTCGTACCAGTTCGTAAAAGCCCAAAAACTTGATTTACCTGACGCACCTTTCTAATGAGTGCTTGGTTAATTATTGTTACAGGTGTGATTTACGGGTACATAGCTGCCGAGCAAGCCTTTAAGGGTAATATGCCTATGGCGGTGGTGTATGGCGGATATTCAGTAAGTAATTTTGGTTTGGTTTTTTTAGTTAAATAGGGGGAATTATGAGAGAAGCAACACAACGATATTGGGATGCAATGATTATCAAAGCATGGCAAAACTTTGACGATTGTCGTAAGTTAAATATGTGGGCGTTAGATGAATTTGGGGAGTTTCCTGAACAATTAAATTTAAAAAGAACCAAAAATTGTTATGGTGGCAAAAAAGGTTTTGGAGTTCGTGTATGGGTAGCTACATTTATGCCAAAACTAAGTGACCGCCTTTTTGATTTGCCAAAAGAACGGCACATAGAATTACTTGATTGGTTGGCTAAAAGTAAAATTGATTCTTTGAGTGGCAAAAATTCAAGGGTTAATAAGTATTACAACGAAGCTAGAAATGAATTTAGAGCGTCTGATAAAAAAGCCACGCAAGCTACTTGGTCTTGGAATTTAGAAAAAACTTTAAATAGTGGTAATCGTTGGGATATTGTTAAATAGGGGGATGTGTGGAGTTTGAGAAATTTTGGATGTATTGGCCCAAAAAAGTGGCTAAAAAGAAAGCTGAACACGCTTGGTCTAAGCTCACGCAACTAGAAAAGCGTGAAGCCTTAGAAGCCTTGCCTAAACACCTAAGATACTGGCAGATTAAACAAACTGAAATAGACTATATCCCGTACCCTGCGTCTTGGATTAACGGGCTTAGATTTCAGGATATTTTGGATATGACCCCACCTAAACCAAAGGTTGATAGGTCATGGATGTTTAGCCAAAAAGGAATTGAAAACAAGGCTAAAGAGCTGGGAGTTTTAGGCAACGGGTATGACAGCTACGAAACCTTAAAGAAGAAATGTATGATGCGTATGGGTATGGAGATTGAATAAATACCAATGCGGTGTCAGACAACTATGCAAATGGCGACATCA